AAATCTAGCCCCGTCCTGCGCTACAAGCAAAAAGACATTGAGGGTGTTCCCGCACCCGTTCCAACACGACTACAACCAGAAGCCCCGCCAGTTGGCATCATGGAGGCCGCAAACGCCATTTCTGCCGACTTGCAGATGGTGCTTGGCATAGTAGACCCTAATCAGCTTCCAAGCGGAAATATAAGCGGTAAGGCTTTAGCTGGACAACAGAACCAAGTTGACTTGTCTAACTTCCATTTCTACGACAACATGACCCGCAGCATTCGGCATACGGGCAAGATCATCCTAGATTTAGTGCCAAAGATTTACGACACCCAACGGGTAATGCGGATTATTGGTGCTGACGGTCAGCCTAGCATGGAAACCATCAACGAACGCAAAACGGGTGACGATGGCATTGAGGCCGTGCTAAACGATGTGACCGTGGGCGAATACGACGTTGTAATGGATACAGGCCCAGGCTTTATGACTCGCCGCCAACAAGCCGTAGACGCAATGATGCCGCTAATGGCAAAGCCTGAACTGTTTAACGTGGCCGGTGATCTAGTGTTTAGGAACATGGACTTCCCTGGCGCTGACATTATTGCCGACCGTCTGGCCGCAATGAACCCGCTGTCGCAGATTGACGAGAAATCCGATATACCGCCGCAGGTGCAAATGCAATTGGCGCAGGCTAAGAAAACCGTCCAGGATATGCAAAACCAGATGGCAGCAATGCAACTGGCTATGAAACAACGTGCGGACATTGAAGGCGTTAAGCAAGAAGCAGAAACTAAACGCGAACTCATGCGCCAAGTTGCCAAGGCCCATAACACCGAAACAATGGCAGAAGTTAAGGTCAACGACCAGAATACTCGAGCAATTACTAGTCAAAACAAGACAGAGATTGAAGCTATTGTTGATTTGCTTTTACACCGCATGGACACAAGCCGCCTAACTATGGAAATTGACCGTAGGAACGCTGAACAACAACAATATGCACAGTTTGCCGCCCAAGATATTAGCCAAGGGGCTAACCCATTAATTCAGCAAATGACGCAATAATAGAACTGTGGTATAAACCGCACAACCTTACCCGCCAGGTAGACGGGGCAAATTCTTAGGATAAAACCTATGTCAGAAGTACAGGAAGCACCACAAGTGCAACCACGGCAAGCCCAGACGGTGCTTACCAACGAGAATATGGCTGAATTCGCTGCGAAGAAATTAGGTTTAGCTGCACCAAGCGAGGCTGTAAAAACAGAGCCGCAACAGAGTGAACCATCTGATAGCGAGAATGAAGCAACAACGGTAGAGGATAGAAAACAGAATCCAAAATTGGAGAAAAGGTTTTCAGAGATTACCAAGCAACGAGAGGCGGCAAGGGCAGAAGCCCAAACCGAGCGCGAAGCAAGGCAACAACTGGAATCAAAGTTGCGGGATTATGAGGAACGGGCAAAGCCTAAAGCTGAGTCTAAATCCGATGAAGAACCGCAGCCAGGGCAGTTTTCCGATATGTACGAGTATGCAAAAGCATTAACGGACTATCGTGTTGACCAGCGAATGAATGAGGAAAAGCAGAAGGAAGTGCAAGCAAAGGTACAAGCCGAACGCGACAAGGTTATTAACACTTGGGCAAAACGGGTTGAATCTGCGAAAAGCGAAATGCCTGACTTTGAAGATATGGTTGGCTCTGCGGATGTTGCGGTAAGCAATGAAGTAAGGGACGCAATCTTTGAATCTGAAGTTGGCCCACGCATCTTGTATCACTTGGCTGAAAATCCAGACATTGCTGAAAAACTAGCGGGCATGACTTTGACAAGAGCCTTAGCAACAATTGGGAAGCTGGAGGGTCAGTTTGAAAAGACAGAGCCTCAGACAAAGCCTACGGTTGGAAGAAGTAAAGCGCCAGCGCCAATTAACCCTATAAAGGCGTCAGCAAACGGGCCAGTTACCGATCTTGATGGAAATCGTCAGTTTCACGGTAACTACCAGGCTTGGAAAGCTGCACGACTTGCGGGGCGAATACGCTGACAACACAATTTTTTTTAAGGAAATGAAATGAGCAATAATCTGCTTACCATCTCCATGATCACAAACGAAGCGTTGATGGTCTTGGAAAATGAGTTGACTTTCTCCTCTGAAGTCATGCGTAACTATGACGATCAATTTGCGGTCACTGGTGCCAAAATCGGCGCTACGCTTAATGTTCGTCGTCCTGGTCGTTTTATTGGTACTACCGGCCCTGCTTTGAACGTTGAAGATTTCAACGAAACGAGTGTGCCTGTTACTTTGTCGACACAGTTCCACGTTGATACGCAATTCACCACGCAAGACTTGGCATTGAGCCTTGACGCTTTCTCTGATCGCGTCTTGAAGCCTGCTGTCGCCGCCGTAGCCAATAAAATTGACTTTGACGGTACGACTATGGCAAAGCTGAACACCGCCAACATTGTCGGTACTGCTGGAACGCCTCCTACGTCGCTTTTGACATACCTGACCGCCCAAGCCTACTTGGACTCAGAGGGTGCGCCTCGCGATGGTCGCCGTTCGTGCATCATTGAGCCTTTCACGGGCGCAACGATTGTGGACAGCTTGAAGGGCTTGTTTGTACCCAATACCACTATTGGAATGCAATACGCCAAGGGCATGATGGGCCGCGATTCCGCTGGTATGAACTGGAAGATGGATCAGAATATTTCTGCTCAAACTTTCGGCTCTTACGCTGGCACCGCAACTATCAATACCAGCACTGATACCGGCATTCTGACTACGGGTTGGGCATCAACATCGTCTCTCACCTTGTCTAAAACCGGCACGTTCACTCCGTTGGTTGGTGACACGTTCACTATCGCTGGTGTGTATGCTGTTAACCCACAAAACCGTCAAGCCTACGGCAGCAACAAGCTACGCAGTTTCGTTATAACCGCCATTAGCGGAAATGCCGTTACTGTTAGCCCTGCTGTTATCTCCGGTGGTCAGTTCCAAAACGTGTCAATCACTAGCCCTGGTGCTTCTGCTGTGACTCCGTTCAACCAAGCTGGTGCAGTATCTCCACAGAACATCGTTATGCACAAAAACGCATTTACGCTCGCCTGTGCTGATCTTGACTTGCCTGATGGTGTGGTGTTCGCTGGCCGTGCTTCTGACAAAGACTTGGGCCTCTCAATGCGTATTGTTCGCCAGTACACAATCAACAACGATTCCATCCCGACTCGCGTTGATGTGTTGTACGGCTGGGCACCGCTGTACCCTGAGTTGGCTTGCCGAGTAGCATCTTAATTTTTATAAAGGAATTAAATCATGGCTAACATTAATCCAGGTGCAGCACAAACCACCACAAACCATCCGATTAACTTGTCCAGCAATCAGGCTTTACGTTTGCTTGCATCGGCTCAATCGGTCAACCTTAACAGCGTAGGTGATACTATTGCCCCGATCTTGGTCGCGGGTCGCGTTAGTGCTGCTTACATCCTGTTGACCAATGCAAGCACCAGCTTGACCACGGCAGCATTTGCGATTTACACCGCGCCTGCTGCTGGTGGAACGGCTATCTTGTCGGCTACAACCCCAACTGGCGCTACTACAGCATCAATTGTGGTAAACACCGGAGCAACTACGTTTAGTGCAATTACAGGCACAAACTTGTACATTCGCAATACAACGGCTCAAGGTGCCGCAGCAACCGCTGATATTTTCATCTACGGTTACGACCTGACTTTCCTGCCTTAAAACGGCATGATGTCATAAGAAGGCCACTCCCAAAAGGGGTGGCTTTTTTTGTTTTAAAGCATATAATTTGCAAAATCTCTAAGGAGCATCAATGTCTACCGTAAACGCATTTACGCCCAAAGGCCAAACTTTTCTTGTCTCAACATCTGATGTTCAAATCAAAACACAAGACAATGTTTACGCCGTTTCTTACCGCATTGTTAACGTCACAAGCGCTACTGTTTATCTAGGCTTTAAACCCGCAGACCCTTTGGGGGCATCTGTTGCCGTTGGGACGGTAGCTGCGCCGACTGCTGGTAGCCCTGTTACAAACATTGTTGGCTTTCTTGCTGGCTCAATTGAAGTTCTATCCTTCCCGCCTAACGTTTGGCTCAAATCTGATACCGCGAATGCGTTGTTGGTAACGCCAGGTGAAGGCATTTAAGGTTTAATTATGGCCGTCAATCTTTCAATGCTGGCTGGGGCCGGTGCACAGTTTTTTGACAACAACGGCGTTATTCTTTCTGGTGGACTTGTTTACACATACGCAGCCGGTACTACAACGCCACAGGCCGCATATACAACAAGTGCTGGCAGCATTGCTCACTCCAATCCAATTGTTTTGGACTCGGCTGGCCGTGTTGCCTCTGGCGGTGAAATTTGGCTAACTGACGCAGTGGCTTATAAGTTTGTTTTAAAGACAGCAACCGCGACAACAATAGGAACGTATGACAACGTAACGGGCAACGCCAGTGGCATTTATGCCGCATTTGCTGCATCTTCAGGCTCTTCACTTGTTGGATTTATTCAAAGCGGCACAGGCGCTGTAGCAACTACGGTGCAAACTAAGTTGCGTCAGACTGTCAGTGTTATTGATTTTGGTGCAAAAGGCGATGGAACAACTGATGATACGATTGCGATTAAAAATGCAATAACAGCAACTCGTTCAGCAGGTGGCGGTGAAGTATATTTTCCCGCAGGAACTTATTTGTTAAATGGTCTTGCGGGTGCAGATGGGACACTTAATGGAATTTTGATTCCTTACACTGACCCTAATATTCAAACGGGAAGAATTTTTCTTCGAGGTGCTGGGCGATCAACAATTTTAAAAGCTGGCAGTAGCACAATGTACGTTATTCGTTTATCGGATAGTAATTGTGGTATTGAACATTTAAGCATTGACGGAAATGGCCCAAATAGCGTTGCAGGAATTGGATTAGTACCTGAAAACACCATAGATAACACTGTTCCTGTATACCAAACATTTAATACAATTTTTGACGTTTGGATTCAATATTGCTATACAGGAATACATATAGCATCTGGAAAGCCTGTGTCAGCCGTTGATTCTGGTGCTTGGTATAACAATTTTATTTCTTTACAAATTCAATATACGTTAAGAGGCATTTGGTTGTCTGGAAATGCGGGGCATTCGGCTTCAAATAATAGAAATGGATTTAATAATATTCGTATTGGGCAAAGCGTAAACACGGGCGTTCAAATTGATGAGGGTAGCGGAAATGTATTTAATCAAGTACACATGGAAGGCATTATTACGGGCGTAGCTCCTAACGCTGTTCCAACCGCAATTATCATCGCGCAAACTGGCGCGTCGGGGTCAGATAACAATACTAATGTTTTTATGGGTTGTGCTTTAGAAGCCAATACGCGCAGCTTAAACAATGCTAATGCTTATTCTGAGTTTTATGGATGTGATTTTGGCGCGCCGTATTCAATGGTGCTAACGCAAAACCCTAAAGTAATGATTGGTGGTGATGCGTCTTTAACTCCGCAATTTATACCTGGTTTTTTATACCAAGCAAGTAGTCAAATTGTTAGTGCTCCAAACATTACAATTTGGCCGACATACAAAATTAGGTCATCTGATGACTATTTTACAGATTACCAGAAATTGCAATCTGTCACCATCGGTAGCATTAACGCGGGGGCGTCATCCACCGTTACAATTTATTCCGCGCAAGCCACAGACCAGCAAATCACCATTCAATTTGTTGTCACTGCTTGGGAAAAAACCCCAACAACACCATTGATATTGAACGCAACAGATACAGCAACTGGTCAAATTCTTGCTCAGTGGCAAAGTGGACTTACTACAAATACAGGTCTTAGTACCGTGGTATACGCGCAAAGTGTAGGTGTTGCAAACTATCAAGCATTAACAACAATGACTGTCACTATCGGCGTTTCTTCCAACAATTTACAGATGACAGTTGCAAACACTGGCGCAAACGATATGCGCCGTGTGCGAATTGGCATGATTATCACAACTTCATAGGAATCATCATGACAATCGAATATACATTAAGTGTCAACTCAGTTAACACAACCAACATAACCCAAGTAGTGAACAAC